ACTCATCAATCTTAGGAACCATCTTGTTTATCGCATATACAATAGTGCCTGCGAGAAGAATAAAAGCACCCCAAGATAATATGGCATTCAAAGTAACAGTAGCCCATACTGCTTTCCAAGTAGCAATAGTATAGGCCTTCATAGCCCCTACAACTCCTAATTTCGCTCTCATTTGTGCAAAAGACGCGGTGGCATCTGCGCTCTTAGCACCTGCTAAAGCCATAGTAGCACCCATACTGATAATCATTTCTATCGTCATAAGCGCCATGCCAGCAGTCATCAGAATCATTGCGTATCTCGCGGCTTCGGTTTCGTTTTTCACAAACGGTAAAGCATCCTTAAACATCATAAGTAGCATTTCACCTACCATAAATATCCCACCTAATTTCATCATACTCATAGACAAACGCATTACCGCTCTTGTTTGTAATTCTGTTGCATCGGTATGCAATTGCTTCATGTGTATATCTATTTGTGCTTGGTCCGTCCCGTTTCCCATAACTTCTGTGTTTATTTGATGCACCATAGTAGACTCTTTTAATTCCTGTTGCTCACCACGTAAGAGTGCCATTTCTTCTTTCATTACAATTATTAATTCTTCTCTCGCAATCCTTGTCTTTTCTATTTTTTCTGCAAGAGAACGGAGGGAATTAATATGAACGTCCAATATGTCTATACCCTTCGCGTCTGCTTGGTTTTGATTCTTCTGCGCTTGTAATTCTTCGGCATCTAACGCTTTCGTGTATTTTGAGTGGGCCAATTTTACCCTAGTATTCATCCCCTCATATACCCCTGTTTGTTGAACCTTGTTATTGTATAATTCTAGGGCTATTATTTTTGCGTCTAAATGTAACATTTCCATGTCAGCATTAGCCATAGCCTCTTTAGACCTCTCAAACTCGGCCATTCTTTGGTCGTTTGATAGAGTTTTCAAAAACTTTACTTGAGTAATTATTCTTTTATTCTTCGTTATCTCGGCATCCTTATCTGCTTTACTCTTTGTAATTCTCGCTAACTGCTCACCACTTAACGCCCTCATAATCTGTCTTTGGGTCATCAAAGCAACATTCATGGCTTTAATGTTAATCATAGCACTAAAGAAGGGTGCAAATGTCGAAGACATTACTTGTTGAAACTCAAACATTCCTTGTAAAACATCACTTGTTCCCTGTAAGTGTGACACCATACCAAACAATTGATTGTTAAACTCGGCTTGAAATTCTGTAGCCGCAATAAGACTAGGGACAAACATATCCCCAAACTGAGCATTCACTAACTCAAGTTTGTTTCTCGCTTGGTCTAGCAACACAGCATTGCTTGTCATCATGTCGTTAAGGAATCCTACAGCCTTACCCGACTCGTCATATACTCTAGCGGTTTCTTGCTGTGCCTCTTGGTTAAGGGTTATCACCCTGTCGAAATTTTCTGCTAACTTTAGGAAACGCACATAGTGTCTGTTGCCTGCTACCTGCTGTGCCAATGCTTGCTTCTGACCGCTATTTAGCCTCTCCCATATTGGGGACAAGTCAGCCATAACGTCAGACAACGCCCTAAGAGAGCCGTCTGCGTTTTTAGTAGCCACCCCCATATCTTCTAAGACAGTAGCCGCGCCCGATGTATCAGCACCGAGTCTAGCGTATATCATCCTAAGCGCACGACCACCCTTACCTTGCTCTTCACCTGCCTCAATTAGAGTAGCAGACATAGCCGCCATCATACCCATGCTCTCACCTGTTAGGGCTGCTTGGGAAGCAAACTCATTCATTACACCCGTTATTTTACTCATGGTAGCGGCGGAATGGTCTTCAACCGAGTTTAACTGATTAAGGACTCTAGCCATTTCAGTCTTAACGTGAATCCTCTTTTCTTCTATGCTTAGAGCCTTATACTGCTCTTCTGTAGTCTCCTTGAATAAGAAATTTGTCTGTTGTTGGATATTAATTAGTTTCTGCATCGCGGCTTCGGGTGTCATGTCACCTATAAGACCAAACGCTAACGCCATTTCAGTAGCGGCGGGAACGGCTTCTTGGTAAATAATACCCGATAACTGAGCCATTCTAGCACCGGCATTGAGAGATTCAGCGGCAGTAAAACCAAACTGTAGTCCTATACCCTTTACTTGGGCTGCTATCCTACCTTCTGAGTCTTCAGCCGTATCAATAAATTTCTCAAACTCAAGGGTAGCCTTCTCTATCTCGTAGGCTATTGGCACAGTAGCGTCTACTACAGCCTGCATTTGCTCGGCTACCATAGCACCGGCTTCTTCCATACCAGCCATACCGTCTACTGCCAACGCATTAAGCGTAGTCATGGCCGCGCCTGCGTCACTAAGTAGTTTCTGTGATTGGAAAGTCCCTACAATGTCGAAGAAAATTCTTGATGCGCCCGCACGAAGGACAATAAGCAGAACCCCGCAGACTGCGAGCATTATGGGACTACCAATAAACGGTAAATCAAGTGGCGTTATCATTATTCATCCACTCCACCTTCTTCTCTTACGGGAACACCCGCTTTCTCTACTGCACTAAAGAAGTCATCGGTGTTGCTTAAATGTTGTTTTCGTGCTGCCCTTCTCCTGTTTCGCCTTCCTACCATAGCATTAGCGTCATTGGCATTAGCACCACCCGAAGACTTTGCCTTCTCATGTGCTTCTGAAACCTTATCATTAATCTCGTTAGCAATCTCAATATCTAATGTTAAACGTGCAAAGCCGTCATCACGGTCATACCTGTCCCACAAGTCTGAGGGAAGCACCCCCTTGAAAGCCATGCAAAGAGAGGGCGCTACTCTTGCGAAAATGCCAAAGGGATTGAAGCCTCTTCGGTATCTCCCCTAACCCAAGAAAGAACCTTCATTATCTCTATAGTAGTAAGGTCATCAATATCTATATGTTCTGAAAGAATGCAGTCGGGTAACCAAGACTCTACTTGGTCTTCAATACCCGCACCCGCTTCGCTCAAAGCATCGGCAAACTCTTCGTGTTGGTCTATTTCCCAATCATTAGGGTTCCCCTTATCCCTAAACTGTCTAAAGATGCGGGCTTGTATAGCCTCTATCTTTAGTTTCTTTCTACCGGATGCTTGTTTAACAAGTATCTTACTTCCATCATCTAACTCTATTTCTTTCTCCGCTACGGGCATTTTTCTTCACCTTCTCTCTTTCATCCTTTTGGACTATTTCACTAATCAGACGGATTGTTCCGTCTTCCTGTAGTTCCCAAACCCCTATAGAGTTAATAAAGGTTTTCATGTTTATTACTCTTTCTTCTTAGAAGCGGCCTTTTTCTTAGGAGCAGCCTTCTTTTTTGGGGGATATGGTAGCCCATTTTTGTCTAAGCAGATTATTGGTATCTCTTTAGCCATCTTAGTCACCTCATGCGCTGTAAGCCGTAGTGCTGATAGCACCACCGCTTGTGCCTACGAGTAGAGCCTGCACCGCCTTCTGTGCGCCGCCTTGCTTTGCATCGTAGAAGCATTGAAACCCTACAGACATTCTGTTGGGGTCACGCCCGCTAACTGAGGCTTCGGGGGCTTCAAACCTTACGTTGTAAAACTCAAACTCCATGTATTCTGTGCCTGCCTCGTTCTTGAATTTCACGCGAATAGCACCTGCACCCAAGTCCGGCTGTAGAATCTTAACCGAAGAACCTGTCAATTCTTCGTAGGTAGGCTCATCAGAAGTAGTAGTGTGTATAACCTCGTTAAACTCCATCGTCCCCGTAATCTCCCTAGTCCTTGTTGGGGGGGCACGGGTGAAAGACCTGTTTCCTACAGCGTAAGCCGAGTCGTTATCCCTGTTAATGTTTATCTCAAAGGAAATCTGCTGAACCTTAATGGTTTTGTTAGCGTTATTATTGAAGTAAACTTCTGCGTCAGCGAAGTGAAGAGCGTCGGTGTTTAGACCGGAGAAAGGAACGTTGGTTTGTAGAGTCGAAGGAGACTCTTCGTTCTTACCAACCCAATCAACAGAACACATCACATACTCGTTTAGGTTTGCGCTAATACCGAGTTTCGTAGCCACCATTCCTGTGAAGGTGTGTTCCTTACCCTCACGACCAACCCTCATCGTGTAGGATGGGTATGAGTGAGTGTCAAGAGTAGGCTCGTTGAAAACGTGTGAGTTATCACCCGTTCCATAGGTAAGAGTAAGTTCCGGGTCACCGGAAGATATTCCGGTTGCCCTACCGTCTTTGTCTATTGCGAAATCAACTACTGAAAGAGTGCCGGTTAGATTCTTACCGGGGTTTACTATGTTTACTGCTGTCATTGCGTTTCCAGCAACGGTGACTGCGACCCAAGCATTCTCGGTTGCTGTGGTTGCGGCAGTAACTTCAAGAATATAGTTTCCGTTG